GCGTTCGCGAGACCGTGCCAGGCTCGTCGGTCAACTATTCCAACGCCGTTACGGCTGGCCTTCAAATGAAGATGGACGGGCCAGCGTCGGGCACTCAGCGGCCCGCGATCTATGCCGACCTATCGAATGCGACGTCGGCAACGATCAATCAACTGCGCCAGGCGTTCCAACTTCAAAAATTGTACGAGCGCGATGCGCGAGGCGGGACCAGGTACACCGAAATCGTGCGTGCTCACTTCAACGTGGTGTCTCCTGATGCGCGACTTCAACGACCCGAGTACCTTGGCGGCGGCCAAGGGCTCATCAATGTCCACCAGGTGCAACAAATGTCGGCGACCGTGTCGGGACAAACACCGCTCGGGTCTCTGGCTGCTTACGGGACTTCGACTGTCACCGGTCACGGGTTCTCGAAATCCTTCACCGAGCATGGTCTCATCATCGGTCTGTGTTCGGTGCGCGCGGACCTGAACTATCAGAACGGGCTCAACCGGATGTGGAGCCGGAAAACGAAGTATGATTACTACTGGCCCGCGTTGGCGATGATCGGTGAACAGGCTGTTCTCAACAAAGAGATCTACCCTGTGGGATCTGCCAACCCGGCCCAGGACGACGCTGTATTCGGCTATCAAGAGCGATTCGCTGAGTATCGCTACAAGCCGTCTACGATCACGGGCGAGCTGCGGAGCAACTTCGCTCAAACTCTCGACCTGTGGCACCTGGCTCAAAACTTCACGGCGCTTCCCACGCTGTCCAACACGTTCATCGAGGACAACCCGCCGATTGCGCGGGTAATCGCTGTTCCGTCTGAGCGGCATATCATTCTCGATTGCTATTACCGTTACCGTTGCGCCAGGCCGATGCCGGTCTATGGCGTGCCTGGCCTGATCGATCATTTCTGATGGGCTGGCTCGCCGCGGCTGCGCCGATCTTCTCGGGCGCTCTACAAGCTGGTGGCTCTCTCCTGGGCGGCATGATGTCGGCCTCGGGTCAATCGGCCACCAATGCACAGCAAATGGCGTTCGCTCAGCAACAGGCCGAACGCTCTCGCGAGTGGGAAGAAAATATGTCCAACACTGCTTACCAGCGGGCGATGGGTGACATGCGCCAGGCTGGTCTCAATCCTATGTTGGCCGCAAACCTGGGTGGTGCTTCCACGCCCGGGACTTCGATCCCCTCGGTCAACCTGGGGAACCCCGGTGCCGCTATGGGTGCCGGGGTCACCTCTGCCGGTCAAGCTGCTGCGACGGCGGCAACTACTCGGGCTGCACTCACCCAGGCGAACAAGGACGATAGCCAGGTCGATCTCAACAAGGCGTCGACCGACTACACAAAGTCCAACGAGGCTCTGAACACAGAGCTTCAAATCAAGGCGCGCCAGGACACTGCTACATCGGCCGCTCAGGCGGCCGGTCACGTTGCGTCCGCCGAAAATGCTCGAGCGCAAGCTCGAGCTGCAGATGCGGGGGCGGCTCTCGATTACTCGAGGAACGTGATTGCGGGTCATGACGCCAATACTGCCCGCGAGCGGGCGCGGATCGCGGCTCGTGAGGCCGACGACCGTGAACGCTTCGGCCCTGGTACTTGGGGCGATGCGTCGGCCGCCGCTAATCGTATCCTTCAAAGCGGCGTCCAGGGCGCGAAGGCCCTGGGTGAAAAAGCGTGGTCCGGCTACTCGGAAAATATCGGGCAGCCGTTCGCTAAAATTGTGCACGGCGTCATAGACAAGTTTCGCCAGGGCGATGGACCTGGCCTTGTCATCGACATGAAAAATCGGAGGTAAAAATGGCACTACCGCCTAAAACCGTCGTCCCTGTGATCGGCTGGTATCAGCCTCACGACAATTCGACCGACTGGACGGGGGAGACGGTTAATCCGCTGACGGGCGAGCTGGAAAAAGAGCCGTCCATGACGAAGCAGAGCTTTGCGGCCGAGTGTGACATCAACAACATTATCCGCAGCTACTCGGTCTCGGGGATCATCACCCACATCAACGAGAAGGCGGCGATCGGCACTTACGCCGACCTTCCTGATCCGATCGACTACCAGGAGTCGCTCAACCTGGTGATGGCTGCTGAGGCGTCTTTCGCCTCTCTGCCCAGTAGTGTCCGGAACCGCTTTAGCAACGATCCTGAGCAGTTCCTGGCTTTCATGGGTGATCCGGCCAACCAGGACGAGATGATCGCCCTGGGGCTCGCCAAGGACACCAGGCCGCCAAAAACCGAGCCTGCCCCGCCTGGTGTGGGTGAGCCGCCGGCGCCGCCGGCGGCTGAGCCTCCAAAGTCTTAAAAAAGCCTGGGCCCTCGTTCTTGGCCCAGGCGCTATAGCGAGGCGGCCCGGTCGTTTCCGGGCCGTCATCGCGTCTGCACTCTCGCTGACTGTTAAAAGTCAAGGATAATCAAACCGGCCGCGCGGCCGTGGAGCGCGCCAAGCCCTGCCTTGCCGAGCAAATCTTGTGGCTCGCTGACCATATGTCTACTTGATATCATATGGTCTAACTGACACCATTCTGGTGCTCAGTTAAAAAACGGAGCAAGCCTATGGCGAAGCGACATAAAATGAGCAACGCTCATTCTCGGAAACACTTCACACGTAATGCACAAAGGGTTCACCCTAAAAACGCTGGTTCACTGTCTATGCCTATGCGGGGCGGTATCCGCCTGTAGCGGCAACAGTGACCTGCTTCCACCCAATAAAAGCCTACCGGTCGCGGGAGAAATCCCCGCTGACCGGGGGCTACGGGGTGACGTTCAATCCGTTAAAATCACTTGTCGAGGGCTCCTCGTTCTCTGTGCCGTGTGGTCGATGCACCGGGTGCCGCCTGACCAAAAGTAAGGACTGGGCGGCCAGGTGCATGCACGAATCGCAGATGCACACTGACAACTGTTTCCTCACGCTGACCTTCAACGATGAAAATCTACCGTCTGACTACTCGGTCCAGGTTCGGACCTGGCAGCTATTCATGAAGCGTCTGCGGAAAAGCACGGGTAGTAAAAAACTCAGGTTCTTCGCCTGTGGCGAGTACGGGGACTTGGATCAACGTCCCCACTATCATTCACTTATCTTCGGGTACGACTTCACCGATAAAAAACTACACTCAAAAAAAAATAACATTCCTCTCTACACTTCTGAATCTCTGCAAAAAATATGGCCTTATGGCTTCTCAACTATCGGTAGAATCACCTATCAAAGTGCTGCTTATACGGCACGCTACAATCTAAAAAAAATTGGCGGTCCTATGGCCGCCGATTACTACACCCGCGTTCATCCACTCTCTGGCAATCTTGTGCGGGTCAATCCTGAGTTCTCCGTGCAATCTCGGAGGCCTGGTATCGGCTCGACTTGGTTCGATGCCTTCAAGGCCGACTTGTATCCATCCGACTTCATTGTCGTGGACCGCAAAAAACATGCGGTCCCGAAATACTACACACTGAAACTAAAGGAGGTGGAGCTTAAAAAAATCAAACGACGCCGTAAGGCGTCATCCAATCTTCGTAGAGCTGATCAAACACCGGCCCGCCTAAAAGTCCGGGAGGAAGTCCAACTGGCTCGGGCCAAACTTCTAAAGAGGGAGCTATGATCCTGCGTGCATATTCGATCTACGATAACAAGGCGCTGATCTACAACCCGCCTTACTTCGCAGGCACCGATGGTGCTGCGCTGCGATCCTTTCAAGAGGTCGCTAACGATATGAACACTTCAATCGGTCGCCATCCTGGCGACTACTCGCTGTGGTACGTCGGTGACTTCGACGATCTCCACGGCGTTCTAATTCCTGTCCGCGCGGCGCACGTCGCGGACGCTGTGTCTCTCATCCAGGTTCAACCGCCGCTCGGGTTCGACCAACGTGCGAACCAGGCTAACGGGAAGGAGGCTGTGTGATGCCTCCACTTCCGTCGGTTATGAACCACGATTTCAGCCGGGTTCCTCGCGCTGAAATTCCGCGGTCAAGCTTCGACCGGTCATTCGGTCTGAAGACTGCTTTCGACGCGGGCTACCTCATTCCGATCTTCTGCGATGAGGCTTTGCCGGGAGACACGTTCTCTCTCAACATGACGGGTTTCGGGCGGCTGGCGACGCCCCTTCGCCCGTTCATGGACAACCTGTTCCTCAATACGTTCTTCTTCTTCGTTCCGCTGCGCCTGATCTGGACAAATTTCCAGCGCTTCATGGGCCAGCAGGACAACCCTACTGATTCGGTCGATTATACCGTGCCGCAAATGGTCTCGACGGCGGGCACGGGCTACCTGGCAAATTCGATCTTCGACTACTTCGATCTTCCGACCGAAATCCCTGGTCTCTCTCACTCGTGCCTTCCGCTTCGAGCGTACAATCTGATCTACAACGAGTGGTTTCGAGACCAAAACTTGCAGCAGTCGGTGACTGTGCAGAAGGGCGACGGCCCTGATCTGCCAACGAGCTACACGCTGAAACGTCGGGGCAAGCGCCACGACTATTTCACGAGCTCGCTGCCCTGGCCGCAGAAGGGGCCAGGGGTGACGATCCCTCTGGGGAGCCAGGCTCCTATCAGCGGCATTGGTGTTGCCTCTGCTGGCCTGGCTACAACGTCACCATCCGGCGTTCGCGAGACCGTGCCAGGCTCGTCGGTCAACTATTCCAACGCCGTT